TAGACGCACCAGCAGGTAAAACTGCGAGTGTGGTATTAGCTGTAGTATCGGCATAGGCAACAGCTTTAAATTGAGCTACTGCGGTAGCGCCCATGTTGCGGATTGTGCCAGCAGTAGTGCCGGTGGTATTTTTAACAGTGCCCAAGAGCCAAGGGCCAAGGTGAGTAGCGAAACCCATAGTATATTTTCCTTACATACAAGTGAAGCGTATCAATCGGTATGTCGTCTGCCGGGACAGTTTGATACGCCGGTTTCCCGGGGTTGCCTCTTTATACCACACTCGCTTTAAAATGCAAGTACAATCCGCGCATTATGCCCGCCAAAGATAAAGAAAAACGAAACGCTATAAACAGAGCATCATATGCTCGGCATAAAGAATCCCGTAAGAAAAAAGAAACTGAAAAAAGAGCAACAGCAAAACAAAAATGGCGGGAATTTAAAAGTACACTATCGTGTGTACAGTGTGGACAAAACCATCCAGCTACCTTAGACTTCCATCATATTGAAAGGCACCCAGATAACCGTAAAGTTAACAAGTTATTAACTAATAAAGCTTACAAGCAAATAATGGAAGAAATTAAAAAATGTGTAGTGCTGTGCGCCAACTGTCACCGAATCCACCACCACAACGAACGCCTAGAAAAGAAAAAGGGAGCCGAAGCTCCCTCTGATTAATACTCTACTTCTTCGTCTTCATCTTCTTCGTCGCACAAAACCCAGTCATCTGACTCATCATCGTAGCAATAAACGTCACCTGACTCATCAACGTACCAAGCTTCGCCATCTTCATCAACTTCAGCCCAATCTTCTAAGTCTTCATCAAAGTAGTACAGCGCATCAGACTCTTCGTCGTAGAACCAAATAGTACCGTCTTCATCAATATCAAACTCTTCGTCAAGCTCTTCAACAACTTCTAAGTCCAACGCAGCCAACAACTCTTCAACATCAACCAACAAAGTAATAGATGCAATCATGACAATCTCCATAGGTAATTAGCAGCCCTCACTAGCCGCAACCATTATCCTACACCACAATTATGACAAATCTGAAATACAGTTTACTTTGGGCTATTAATAGATCACATGCGCTCTAATGACTCATAAGCGAGCAATTTACGGCGTAACATTGCTATTTCAACATCACGTTCGTTTAATTTCTGCTGTAGATGTTCACTTAAATTGTAGGCTTCTGCAATTTTTTCAAACCGTTCTTTGTGGTCTGCCATCATCATGTTGTATAAACGTTCTGATGCTTCGATTTGCTTTTGTATAAAGTTGTCCATAATTACCTACCTTTTGACAAGAAAACGGGGCCGAAGCCCCGTTTAAACACCTGATTACACCCGATTAAGCTGCGCCGGGCGATGCAAACATGCCTAGTGGATCAGAGAAACCGAACGAATAACGCTCACGTGCTTTGTAGCGAACATTACCTGTATCGAAGTCACCGTCCATCGAGTTAGCCAATGGTGAACGCTCAAAGTGCTTCATGCCGTTAGGAACGTCGGTAGTCAAATACCAGCCGTTTGCGTCGGTCAAGAAGTGGTTCACAGTGTAGCCTTCTGGAATCGAACCATTGTTCTTCAGTGCGTTGATATCGTTATCAGTTGTGCCGACGCGAAGTTCGGTTTCCAATAGACGAGTAGCAACGAACATCAGAGCAGGTGGAACGATCAGCTTTTTAGGCTTGGCAGCGATCAACAGACCACGCTCATCAGTCCATGCAGCGATTTGAATAACAGCGGCTTCCAAAGAAGTTTCGTTCAAATCAGCAGCGGTAGCTGGAGTGTTGCTGTTAGAGCCACCATTGATCAAAGGATGTGCAGTTGAGAACAAAGCAACGCCATCACCACCCGGGAAAGCAGCGGAGAAACCATTGTTCAAAACAGCAGCAGCCTTAACCTGCTTGGTATAAGCCATCGAACGGGCGAGAGCTTTTGTGTAACGAGCCGACAAGGAGTCGTACAAGTTATCTTCAATTGCCTCTTCAGTCAGGGAGAAACCCTGAGCGATAGTTTCGTGGTTATAGCGAGCAGTCCAAGCTTCTTGACCGTTGTCGTAACGAATTGCACTACCTTCGTTTTTGACAGGCGCGGCGCTGAAACCTGAAAGTTTAGTTTCTTCTTCAAAAGAACGCTCAGAGGTTTCAGTTTCGTAAATCTCTTTGTGTTCTTCGCCGTAACGAGCATACTCCAAACCGAACAAAGCGTTCAGGCCGGGGAGCAGCTCTTTCAATAGTTGTGCGCGTGAAATAGCCATTATTTATGCTCCTTATGCTATGTTATAGCGGTGTGTACCGAAGTTCAGTTTTACCAGAACTTCAGGGGTTTGTACCAATGCCAAACTATCAGAGGCCGCTGGGGCAACGTTAGCTGGGGTTATTACGTTAATAGTTTGCGCAGTAATGGAACTAACAGTTGTTGAAACTGATGTAGTAGCGCCAGTAAATTGCAATTGACCATTAACGTTTTTGAACACGTCAGTTCCCAAAGGAATGATTTGGTTCAAAGTCAAACCCGAGATTGATATCGAGTTAGCACCTGCTACGGCACTTGTTGTGTAACTAACGACTGTTCCTGACGAAGTGATTTGTGTATCTGGAACCAAAGCAACAACACGGAAGCCAGCAGTAGTAGCAACAGAACCAGTAGTTGAAATAACCGCGCCTGTACCATTACCAGTCGAAGTTGAACCAGTTGTAGTAGTACCTAGCATGTTATTGCCAAGTATTAATGACGAAGCAGAACCAATAACGCCACCAGTAGCCGCAGTAGCTACAGCCGTTTGGATAACCAAATCAGGATCATCCGCAACGATTGCAGTGATATCGCCAGCCGTTACTGAACCGGGATAGTACTGCGAGAATAGACGTTGCTTAGTTGTTGGGTTTGTGTAGTAGCAGCCCAAGAAAACACCAACAGTAGTGTTAGTAGAATTCAAAGGATACGTAACCAACGTAGCATAGCCCGAGGAAAGTGTAACCAAATCGCCGTAGAAAATCGCAGTGCTGGAGTTGTATTGAATCGGCATATTGCGTGTCGATCCAGCATACACTTGACCACCAATGAGATTTACTGGCTTGTAGCCATAAGTGGCTGATACAGTAGGATAAGCCATAAGTAAACTCCAAAAGTTAGTAATTACTTGCCTTTGCCAAAGCTAACCTCAGTTCTACGCTCATTAAACAGAGGCATACGAGGGTCGTTTTGACGCATTAAATTGTTGTCTACAGCCTCAATCTGGTTATCAGTTTGTTGTTGGTAATGCGCGTTACGTTGCTCAACAAACTCCATTGGGGTCTTGCATAACAACAATCCACCGACTTCAATATTGTCTTTAAAACGACTATTTGGGTCAGCTAGCAGTTGAAATTTTGGTTGTTCGGCTAACGTAACAGGCTCCCATCCTTCCCGCATTTTCGCGGAAATATTACGTGGGTCGGAATTGTTTAACGTTGAAACACGAATCCATCTGTACGCATAGCCGGGTTGCTTGTCGGGTTCAGGCAAAAGCTCAGGTGGTGCCCACTGCTTAGGGCGTTCCTGCACGGCACGAGTTTCTAATTCACGACTAAGTTTGTTTTCAGCCATTTTTGGCCTCCATTTTCATCATTTCACGAACATATTGCTCAGGTGTCAGCCCAAGCTTCTTGGCAATACTCAACTGCGATTGTTTAAGCAGGATTTTTTTAGAACCCGTACTACGAGTCGCAGGAGCTACGACCGTGCTCGATTTTTCTGTACGCCCAGCGGGTTTATTTCCCGTTTCAGGCGTTGTTTCTTGAAAGTAATCCGGAAAGCGACGACGCATAGTGTCATCTACTTTTACCCAGTACTCGTCGGTGGACGAATAGCTAGCTCCGTGTTGCTTGACTAGTTTCTGGTGTAGGCCAAGTGCTAAACTAGTCATCTCCTCATCCTGACCGAACCATGTGTTGCGCTCTTGCCACGCAGCAGCCCGTGGGTCAGGGCGAGGTACTTGGACTTCTAGGTTGTCTTTTACATCATCTCTTTCGTTTTGTAAAGAGGGAACATACTCTCGGGCTTTTTGCAACTTATAATTAGCGTTGGTAATCTTCTCCTGCGCGTCTACAAGCCTGTCTGTATCCCCAGCGTCATAGGCTTCTTTATACGACCGCTTGGCATTGTCCAACTCCATTTCCGCAGCGGTTTTGTACGTATCAAGATAAGTTTTCTCACCATCAGAAAGCCTATTTTTCAGAGATTTATTCTCTTCCAGTATGCGTTTAGCGTACTCTATAGCCTCCTGCTGTTCCCGACGGGCTTGATCTTTCTCACGACGCTCGTCATGCCACACCTTTTTCATCTGCTTTAGGCGGGTTTTAACTTTTTCTGAGTAGTCTTCTAGCTCATCTTGCTCAAGCTCTTCAACTATTTTCTGCGGTAACGGCTCTTTACCTCTATCTTCGGTAGGGGTGTCGTCTTCAATTTCAATCTCAAAATCGTCTTGTTGGGACGCTTTCCCCGTGGTTTCCTGCTTTTCATCAGGAAATTCATATTCAACTTTATCCATTTACTTCTCCTTATGCGCGGCTAATGCCACGTGGGTCTTGGACAACAGCGTCAACTGTGTCTTCGTTAATCATGCGGAATTCTTTTCCGTGAATCTTTAGGCGTGAACCGCTATTAGAACGAAGAACAACAAAATCCCCCGGCTTACACCACGGGCCAGTTGGATATCGTGCTTTGTCTGTATAGCAATCGGGGCCTAACGCCACGACAAAAAATACCGTGCTTAAAACTTCTTCAAAATGTTTGGTTTGATCAGATTTGATTAAGCCACTGTCGTACTTATCGTCAACCTCGGGAAGGGCGACCAAAATTTTATACCCGACAGGTGCAGGTAGTTGTTTGGCTTTATCTTCTGCTGATTGTGGTACTTCACCGTGTTCTGTTGCAATGATTAATGATTCAGTCATCGTTGTTACGCTCCATTTGATCTGCAAGGTCTAATAGGAAACCCTCTGCGATGGATAGACCCCGAATCTCCCCGCATATTGCACGATACTCTGTGTAATCTTTTGCAGTGCCGTTGCTCACAGCGTGAGCTAATTGCGCCTGTTTTTCGTTAATTTTGTCTCTAACGAGTTCTAATGCTCTGTCCATTATTCACCCTGTTCTGGTTTTTTTGGTTGTGTTTGATTTCTTTGTTGCTGCATTTGCGCTTGATTTTTTGCTACATCAATACCCATGCGCACACCAGCCTCTTGCTGTCTAGCTTCAAGGTCTGCTCGATCTTTAGCTGATTTCGCGCCCACTTGCATACCGGCAATTTCTTTCTGTGAGGCGATACGTTCTTTCTCAATATGTAGCTGATCGGCTTTAGCAGCAGCGTCGATACTAAGTTTTTGTTTCTTAAGCTCAAGTTCGCCTTGTTTGATCTGTAACTCTTGTTGTTGCATTTGAACAATCGGGTCTTGTGCCGCTTGTTGTGCTTGCTGTTGTGCCGCCTCGGCTTGGTCTTTCTGTAGCAGTTTTTGTGCCGCCATAGCCATCATTTGAGAAATTTGAATCTCAATCTCAGGTGACATCTCTTCGTCCATCTTAGGTAACGGTATGCCCATCTGCTCTTCAATCTGCTTGCGGTATTCAAACGCCACGTGCTCGTTGATATGCGCCATCATTGCTGCTGCCATTACTTGCGCTTGTGGGTTTTGTCCAACCATTTGCATAATCTTAGGGTCTTGCATAGCAGCTTGATGTACTGCAATATGCGACTGATGGTCTTGGTAAATGAATGCCTTGACCGGTTTCATATTCAGTACCGCCATGTTTTCTGACACAGGGTCTTTCGGCTTGTGATCTTCTGCGCTAGGAATTAACTTACCTATATTTTTAATACCCAGTACCTCCAGCATCTGCCGGTTAAGTTCTACTTGGTCGTATATCTGTGGGTTAGCTTGCGCCATTTGCATGACTGCTTGGTACTGCACTACCTTTTGCGCCATTGTTGCAGCGTTAGGGTCACTAACTGGGATTACTTCTACGTTGTCGTAGTCAGATTTTTTAGCGCGACGTGAACCTTCTGTCGGCTCATACTCGTAATCTTCTGGTGTGTAGTTAGCAATGATTGTCTTAAGTAGACGGAACTCTTGTTTCATTGCGTAGTGAATTCGTGCTTGAACCGCACTCATCACTTTAAGAGTTCTCTCCAACATAGCCAGCGTTGTACCCACTGGGGAGTTAGCCGACATATCACTAATTTTCAGATCGGCAGCAGAAGCGAAACGACGGCCCTCATCCACAATCTTGTCCATCAACCCCATTAATACTTGGCTTGGCTCTTTATATGGCAGAGGAAGAATGTTGTCTCGTATGGTGCCTGACGCCACATCCACATCACGCCACTCACCGGGAGAAATCGGTGTGTCATCGCCTTTAGTGCGCATGCCTTTGGTCTTTAAACCACCGGGCAAATTTGACAGCGTACCTGCATCAACTAACTGACGAAGTAACGATGTGCCTGACTTAGCGTACGCGCCAATCAAATGAATCAAACCAAAATGGTAAAAACCAAAACCGGGGATGTAGCCGTAATGCACAAAGTGATTACGCTTTTGTTTTAATTTATCATCTGGTTCATAGTTGCGGCGAATAGCCAATATCTCTTGCGATGTTTTATCAATAGTAACAATGTACGGTAGGGCTACACCTGTCTCATCACCATCTTCATCTTTGTCTTCAAAGCCTTCCAAGTCAAGATAGACTTGCATCTCTAAGAGTTTGTAGCGATCATCTGATGTAGCGCGGAACCCCATCTTTTCCGCAATCTTCTTTTCTACTTCATCTAATGTATTACTTGGTTCAGGTAGGTCAATATCTCTATAGAACCCGGCAATTTGTAGTCGGCGTAATTCGTTCTCTGTCTTGCGCATGACGTGTGTTACACGCTCTGCTGTCTCTAAATTAGACGCGCCATAAGGCACAACCACATCTTCTGCCGGTACGAACACAGCCATTTGGCGATCAAATGACGGGTCAAAATACACTTTCTTAAACGCATTACCAGATAAACCCAAGCCCCACAACATGCGCTCATGTTCACCACGATACTCAGTCATTACATCAGTAAGCTGGTAATTCATGTCGTTCTGTACACGTTCTGCCGCAGCTTTTTTTACCGGCGTTTCTTTACCGATGATTTGTGTCTTAACTGGGCCAGCCGCAGGGAACGTCTCCATGATCGTCTCGCTCTGGAATTTAACCAAAGCTTCTGCTAAGAGTGGGTGATATACACCACAAGCACCTTCCCACGGCTCAGAGCGTTCTTCAAGCTTCATGCCCAACAACTCAAGGCCATCAACGTACGTCTGCATCCAGTCTTTGCGACTAGAAATGTCGTCATCAAACTCGCTTAGTAAATCCCCAGCAAGTGACGCTAAAACGTCTTCAGGTATTTCTTCTGCGAGGTTGGCACCAAACTCGTCGTCCTCTTCACCCTTTTCCATATGAATATTAAACCCGGGGCCACTAATATCTACCGATTCTGGGTCTTCAATCTCAATCTCTATAGCGCCGTCATCTAGGGTCGGGTCGTTCATGTCCGATAACCCAATCGGGGCTTGGTTTAGTGCTTTATCTATTGCCATGATTTCTACCTTTTACGTGTTG